ATGTGAAACGAAAACTTAAAGATATAAGTTCTTTATTTAAAGAGAATGGCGGTGATGGTGGGGGATTCGGTGGAACTGTAGCAACATCTGCTGATTCAGGGTTCTTTACACCAACTTATGGTAGTAATAAGAAGAAAAAGAAGTATGAACAAAAAGCTATACCTTCTCAGAATACACCTACTTCAAATGAAGCCAACCTTAAAAAGGCGTTGGATCAACGACACATGGAAAACGATACTCCTAAAGTATCAGAGTTTCCATCGGAAATGGATAACACGGCTGTAGAAGCGGAACAGGAGTTTGTAATGCAAGTAGAACAACTTAAAGATGGTGAACGAAAGGATAAACGCTCTAGAGAATCAGCTATCTCTGATAGTGTCGATCCATCAGCAGCAACAGTATCATTAAAGAAAGACCTTGACACAATCATAGAAGAGGTGTATCATGGTCGTACAACAAGCATACAAAAGATAATGCATTTATTAAAAGATGATAACACATAATTTATGCCCTAAATGTAATGGGGCAATGTACTTGAATTCAGATAAAGATTTACTTTGTATGATATGTGGGAAAATTATTTATTTAGAGATTAGGAGGGATTATGATTCCAGAACAGGCAAGATCAGAGATCGTAAGAAAGAGACAACTAGGGACGACATGGACAGGAATAGCGAGATGGTTGGCGGAGACATATGGAATAGAGGTACATCGAACCACGGTTCAAAGGTGGTACGACAGGGAAATCTTTTCAGAAGAAATAGCTGACGCTGTTCATGATTTGGATGGTTCAGATAGAATTAAGCTAGATAAAAAGCTTCAAACTTTTAAAACAGAAGCGGTATATTGGAAGAAACTATATGAACAAGCAATTAAAAATCAAGTTAAACATGAAGTTTTTGATGATTCGATACGGAATCTTGCTCCCGCAATTCGTGCTGTGGCGATTCCTAAACCTAGAAAGGTTCAAGGACAGGGCAGGGAGCAAACTGTGGTCGCTCCGCTTTCGGATACACATGTTGGTGATAAAGTTGAACTCGACCAAATGGTCGGATTAAATGAATATAGTATAGATATCTTTAACAGACGATTATATGGATGGGCTAATCAACTACTTCAATTGGTTGAATTAAGAAGGAAAGCATCTCCTATCAACAAGTTAATTATTCCCATGCTAGGTGATATGGTTAGCGGAGATATACATGAAGAGTTAGCACGGAGTAATATTGACAACTGTATGGGGCAGATGATTAGAGGAGCAAACTTAATATCTCAAGCTTTAATGTTCTTTGCTCCACATTTCTCTGAAATAGAAGTTCCTTGTGTTGTAGGTAATCATGGTCGTATGACTAGAAAACCTCCAATGAAAGACAAGTATATGGATTGGGATTATATGTTATATCAATGGGTTGCTGCATTTTGTAGGGAACAAAAAAATATTAAGTTCCATATACCAAAAAGTTATGCTACAACCTTTAATGTGTATGATCGTAAAGTTCTAATTATGCATGGAGATTCAATTAATGGGGCAGGATCAGGCACAGCAATCACTAATAGTATTTCAAAGATGCGTTCCGTGTTTGAATATAAAAGAGTATTGGCTGAAGAACTTGGGGTTGGAGGTGACTTACCAGACAACTTTGATTCTGTTATGATGGGACATTTCCATAGAGTAGATGAAATAGATATAGGAACAGGTGAGATACATATATGTGGAACTATGAAGGGTGGAGATGAATTTGCATTACAAAGATTAACGGCAATAACAAGACCAAAACAGATTGCAACATACTGGCATCCACAATATGGATGTATTGGAAAAGAGGTTTTATACCTAAACCGTTATGACGATAGTAAAGATTCTTTTACGGATGTATTACCTGATGTATGGATTAAGAATTAAAATACAGGAAATTTCGCTTTATGTAGTATAATTATATTATAGGGGGATAGATACTTCATGGCTAAAATTAAAGAACGAATAGCTAAAATGGCTATGGAAAAAGTCATAGATAAACTAACAAGTAACGCTATCAGAGAAACTAATCAATGGATAGAGAATTCTTCCCCTTTTTCTACAGATAATAAGCGAGATATAAGAGCATCAGAATTTAAGAATAAAACAAATTCGGGGTTAGATTATGGTTATAATCACCCTGAAATGGATTTATTAGAGATAGGACGGCCCGCTCAACCAATTACGGGAAAGTATATACAGAACGTAAAGAGCCATAAAAGAAAGACAGCAACAAGAAATGTGAAGGTTAGAAAGCATCGACGTACATATACAAACCAGAAACCTGTTTTAATGCCTGATGGAAATTGGGCAATAGTAAGTACTATTCCTGCGGTTCAAGCAAATCCAATTTTGCAAACCGTAGCAAATAAATGGTTTTCTGAACAGAATATCATTAAAGAATTAATTAGTACTACTTTCCAAACAAAAGTATAAAGAGGTAAGAAAAGAATGGCGAATTTAAATGTAACAAAAGAACAGGAATATATTGTGGCTAGACATTCACGAATGGTAGGCAAAGTATTAGACTTAGTAGAGGCATCATTACCTGAAGGGACTCAATGTGAGAAGTTTAAAAAGCTAATTCAAGTTCCTTTATATGACTTTAGGAATGATATACTACGTTTATCGACAGGGGAAGTACCCCCTATAGACGATTAACGTTAGGATTTTTCTATAATAATAGTATAATAATATGTGGTTAATCTATAAATCACAAATAGATTTCTAAGATAATCTGATGGTCGGATGGCTAAGACCAACCGTTAGAGCAACAATAAATGGAGGTGACCCAATGTCAGACGAAATAATGACAAGAGTGGAGAAGCAAATGGAAGGAACTAACCTTGCTTTAGCGGCAGTCGCCGAGGTATTACAGAAGATGGATTCTCGCTTTGCAGCCGATGATGAGGCTATAATGCAGAAAGCTGAACAAGAAGCAGCTAATGAGGAACATACAGCACTAGTTAAAGAGATAGCTAGCGCAGTTTTTTCTGTACTCAAGGAAGATAACGGTATGGATGTAGATGGTACTAAGGTAAACAATGCCTCAAGTACTGGAAAGTCCGCCGGTAATGCCGATGACTCTGAGAAAAAGGCAGCTATTGATAGTAAGACTGAAAGCGTTCAGGCAACTATTCAAGCTATGCTTAAAGAAGATGAAGAAGAAGAGGACGAAGAAGCTATAGAAGGGGCAAAATACGCCAAGAAAGGCGAAGAGGATTACCCTTTGGACGAAGAAGAGAATGAAGAAGAAGCAGCAGAGATGAGAAAGGAAGGAGAAGATGACGAAGAAGATGATGACGAAATGTCAGAGATGAGGAAAAGATTGAATGACCTAAAGAAACAGGTTGCTTCATATGAGGCTAACATGGAAAAAGCCATTCAAACTGAAAGCGAAGACAGGTTGCGTAAAATGGGTTTCCGAGAGGAAACTTCTCTACAAGGCCCTAAACTGCTTGATCGTATAGGAGTCGATGGAACTACGCCTATAGCTAAGTCCGTTGAAACCGGTGATACTGTTGAGCAACTAATGAGTCTTTCTTGGAAAGAACTAAGAAATCTGCAAGCCGATATTGAAATGGGCAACACAGATGGAGTTCCAAGAGAATTAATAAACTAATAAAAAATAAATTATAGGAGGAATGAGTAATGTCAAACCCATCACTTAGTGAATATGTAGCACAGTCTCAACGTGGTTTGTATCAGAGCGTTTTTGGCCCTGAGTATATGATGAAACAATCATATTTCACAGTCGATACCGCAACTGGTATTTTTAATACTACGTATGGACGAAAAGTATGGCAAGCTTTAAATAACCAAACTCGTTTCTTCAATGCCATTCCCAGAACAGTCTGGGGAAACACAGCTGGTTGGAGGGTAAGGACAGACCGAGGGTCTGGACGATCCCAGCCTGTCACAGAAGTAGGAACCCTACCAACTGTAGATGTCTCTAATATTGAAACGGTATCGAGCTTGCCTCGTATCGTAGCAACCACTTTCGGAGCATCGGTAAAGTCCGTCTTTACTGCACAGCTTGAGGGTGGCGTTGGAGATGTGTTGGCGTTGGAAAATGAGAATGCCCAGCTTGACCACATCAAAGAAATTAATGAGGAGTTGTTAGCCCCCGCAGCAATGATTACATCTGCCGGTTCAACAACAGCCTTTACAGTTCCAGCATCTATGGCATCATCTTTTAAAATTGGTGACACCGTAGCACAATACGACAATTCTGATGACAATTGGGTCACCGGTGAAGTAGGACGAACAGTTTCGGCTGTTAATACTACCACAGGAGCAGTAACAATTGGAACAGGTACAACCTTTGCCGATGGTGACGGTGTAGCAATATATAGTAGGGCTGGAATGACATCACTTGATGACGTAGTAGCAGAGGACGGTCAAAACTTTATTGGCGGTACTCCTAATGCTAACTTCGCAGCAAATGGTGGTATCCGAGCCTACGACCTTACCTTTGGAGGTAGGGCATCAGGACAATGGAACGCTTCTTCTAATGTCAGCATGAATGCTGGTGTCGGACGAAACCTCACCCTTACTTTGCTTGATACAGCAATTCAGAATATCAGGCAGAATGGTGGTGAGCCTAAGTTAATACTACTTGGTCACGACCAGTACTTTAACTTGGAAAGGTTGCTTAACAGCAATCAGAGGTATATGGGACAGGAAGAGTATCAAGTGGGAGTCGGTTCTGAAAGAACTTTCCCCGGTACACGAACTGGACTAGTCCTCGCTACTTACCAAGGTATACCAATTCTACCAGATGCGGATGTGCCAAAATCAGTAGCAGCGGCTGATACCGTTCTAGGTTCAAACATCTATGTGCTTGACACAGACTACATGGAAATTGCCATAGCGCAACCCACGCAGTATGTAGAGAACAGAGATTACTTCGCCGCCAATGCACTTGTTGTTAGAGGTCTACTCTACACAATGGGTGAAATGCGATGCAGGAATATCTGGGTACAGTCAAAGATTGGCGATTTGAACGCCACATCCTAGTACTAACTTTGAGGGGTGAGGGAGAAATTCCCTCCCCCTCTCTTTCATTTTAAATACAACGAGGTAAATTATATGTCCAACGAGAAAGAGGTTGTCATTAATTTGGCAACTTACATGGAACGGTTGGATGCATACATAGAAAGTCAAACAACATTGAATGCAACATTGAGTGGAAGAGTAGAAAAAATACAAGACAATGTAAACGAAATGCAGATTTGGAGATCGAAAGTATTAGGAGCGAAAACCGGACTAGTAGCTGTTGGACTTCTTATATTGCATACGTCAGCCGTAATGATAAGTTTTATAGGAATAGCCCATTTCGGTTTCGGCGATTAATAAGGAGAATTAATTAAATGAGTGATAACATACGACATACTGATGCAAGAGAATGGGACGTAGATTCGTCAACTAGACAATCTGTTCATCCAATGACACGGTACGTTCCTTTCCAAGAAACCCTATCAACAACAGCTCAGACTCTTGTAACAGCGTCTGCGGGGTTACCAGCTGTTAACCTAGTTAAAAATCCTAGTATTGAAGGAACTGATGTTGGTGAATTTACAGCTGTAGGTTCAGCAATCGCTAGAAGTTCTGCTCAAGCAGCTTCTGGAAGCAATTCCCTCTTAGTAAATCCCGGCAACTCAGCTGGGGGAGAAGGATTTTATTGGAGTATTCCAAACGTTCCCTTTAATCTAGATGTTCAATATATTACTGTTCAGGCTGAAGTACGGGGTGCTTCTGCTTCTGGAGATGTGGCTATCCTGATTACAGATAATGAAGCTGTTTCTGCTTCACATTCAGTCTTAGCAACATCCGCAACTACAAACTTATCAACGAGTTTCCAACGGATTACAGCAACCTATGCTGTTCCAGCTTCAACAGATACTACACAGTACTTAATGAAAGTCTTATCCGTTGCAAACCATAATATTAACTTCTATGTCGATAAGATTATGGTTGAAGTACGAAATGATAATGCTTTATCTACTTACCTAGATGGAAGTTTAGGTGTAAATTATTCATGGACAGGTACAACAAACCTTTCAGTTTCTAAGAAGAAGTCAGATTTGTCTGTCATTAAAGGTGTTAAAATAACAAATCAACATGCTACTGATCCAGTATATATAGCATTTGATACTGTGGCATCCACCAGTACGGGTATACGAGTTTCAGGAGCATCTACTTTTGAAACTGGAATGCCAGCCTTGGATTTCCGAGATTACGTATCAATAGTAGCTGGGTCAGGAACCCCAGCAGTACACGGAGTTATTTGGGGAAGTCACTTCTAAGGAGTTTATATGACAACACTATTTCAAGAAGCGTTGTTCCCGACAAAGAAAGGGATTGATTATTATCAATTTATGGAAGAAGACTCTACTATTACTTTACTGGAAAAACAACAAATTGGACGTACATCCCTAGAGAAAATTGCAAAAGGATTAGATGAATATTTACGATTGTTTAAAGCTGGGATCGCATCTAAAGGAGAGATTCTTACGCTGGCTCGTGCTTTCCCCAATAATGATCAATTTCAAGTCGCTGCAAAGGGTCTTGATCCTGATAGCGTTATTGTGGTTGGTGGCCCAGCATCAGTAGAAGTTGTAGATAGGGAAGGTCATATGATTACAACAGGGGCATTAGAAGACGCCTTTGAGAATTATATGGGTAACTTCCGTACCCGAAATGCTATGGTATTACATTCCGATGTTCAGGTTGGATGGGCATTACCATGCTATATAACTAAAGGTGGACAAATCTTTAAGAGTGGTGTAGATGATAAAGGATTGTTTTTTATTACTGAATTAAGAGATGATACAAAGATATCAAAACGAGTCGCTGAACAGATTAATGATGGTAAGTTACGTTCTTATTCCATTGCCGGGTCAGCAACTAAGACGCAAAATATGGAGAAGGGTTTACAAAAGTATCTTCAAGTAGATGCAATGGAACTGGCAGAGGTAACTATCTGTGAACAGGGAGTTAATCAAAGTGCTGGATTCGATATAATAAAAGGACACAGCACTCCGAACCATTCCTGCGTTGACGGTAGCTGTCTTATATCTATAGAAAAACAAGGTGGAAGGATAGAACAAGAAGAATCAGGATATCGTCATGCTACTGATCCAGAATTAGAAGCTAACATCAAATGTGGAACATGCCAATTTTATACGGGCGAGGGATGTTCTATAGTAGTAGGAAATATTGAAGAGAACATGTGGTGTAAATTATACGCAACTCACGAAGAAACTACACCCGATCAATTTAATAATGATAGAGGCCCAACAAAAGTAATTGAGGTGACACTAATGGCAAATGATAAAGGTGATATAGATTTTAAAAAGTCTTTTGACGCTTGGATGAAAGCAAATATTGAATGGACTACTGAAGGTAGTGGTATGCAATTGCAACGAGATTTTGGTTTGGTAAAGGCAGATGATGACGAACCATATTCTCCAGAGTATTTGGAAGAGTATGGACATCGAGAACGTCCTAAGAAAGTGGCAAAAGCTGATGATCGATATAAAACTGATGCTAATGATGGAGCATCTTTTCCGACACTCGTAAATTATGAGGGACGGGATGCAGAACATCATCAGTTACTAAGAGAGTATGGATTCCCTTCAGAGCAACCGCCTGAAGGAATGCGATACACTCCAGTTGTGGAAGTGGAAACAGATATGTTTGGAGTACCTATACATCACAAACCACCGTGGGTTACTAACGAAGCTGGAGAACATTTGGGAAGTCGTTTAAATGAAGACTCTCCGGGTTATACTAAAGTAACAAAAGCATTTTTTGATTGGATGGATAAGGAGAAAGATAAAGATTGAGACGAATAATTAATACCATCGGACGATGGCTACACTCCCATTATAACGGGAACGATACTATTGAGTATTGGGAAACCATCGAACACGTTAAACCAAAATCAAAAAGGTTCTATGATCCTTTCAACAAAAAGGACAGTTGGTATTAATAGCCTAGGAGGTAAGCACTATGATGGGAAAACTTAGACCACAGATATTTCTAGCAATTATGGTATTAGGAATACTAGCAGGATTTGGAGCGATGAATGACTATCCAGAGATCGCTACAGGTACAATTGGTGGGATAATTGCTCTGGGTATGAAAGTATTAGAGAACGAATAATGACTTCTTTCACTCCAGATACAAACAACGATTGGAAAGATCGTCAGGTATGCAGTTGTAAAATTCAAGGACAATGTATGTGTTATGCACTACAAGAATGTTTGTGTGGATTAGATTGTGTATGTGAAGATTGTGATGACATGCAGACATTTTTAATAGTTAACGAAGAAGATATAATCCTTGCGGAAGGATCAGACGGATGTCCATGTGGTGGCAATTGTCAATGTGGACAACTTGATATAAAGGAGGAAGTAACATGAACATAGTTGCAATAATGAATATGGCAATGATGTATTTTAAATTAAACTCAGGACAATCTGCCCAAGCTAGATACGTATTTAAAGAGGGTATGGATGTAATTTCAGTTATTGCCGCAGCTACTAAAGATAAAAAGATTACAGCTGCTGAGAAGAAAGCAGTAGTGAAAGAACTAAGAGAGTTTAGTAAGTCAGCAATTGATTTGTTAGACGGCATTAAAATCCCTGAGTAATAAAGATTGGCTTCGCTCCTATAGGGACGTAGGGAATAAAGGTTACTGCGTAATTTGTGGGACACTAACTACCATGATGGTAATTGATACCCAACGATATCTCTGTTCAGGGTTTGGAATGGGGGGATTTAACCCCGGTTCTGATGCATTCTGCTTAGATAAATACAAAAATAAGTATATAAATTAGACTTGATAAGAAGATATAATGTTTTATTTTAGGGGGAATTATGGACTATGATTACACTGTTGAGATAGAATACATGGCAAAAGAGTCTATACCAATTAAAGCACTTAGTAAACAATGGGCAGAGATAGTCGCAAAGGAACAATGGATAAAAGATCGGTCTGAAGATATAGTGTCTGTTGATGTAAAAGAAACCAAGCCTAAAGAAGAACCCTATATGCGTAGGGTAAGGAGAATTTAATGAAATATCTAAGAAGTTATTTTCCTATCCCCCTAATACTATTTGGTGGAGTCATGGCTGATCTTTCTCGACATGGCTTTGGAGAAGATATATTGACAGTACAGATAGTTGCATGGACTTCAGTAGTGGTAGGAGGAATTGGATTGGCACGTATAATTTGGTATAAGGTAAAGAAGTAATATGATGTGGCGATGGACTGCTTTAATAACCTACCTCGTTATTTGTATCTACGACTTCATGGTAGTACCTGTGTACTACGGAGTGGCAAGAATGGGATTGGATCTGGCTGATTACATGTCGCATCTACAAGCCATCGAAGACCCGTTAGTCCAAATGGAGTACCTCAAGAAATTAGTTAGTCAACACGAGCCATTTACTTTGAAGGGTGGTGGGTTGTTCCACTTAGCTTTTGGTGCTTTACTGACCGGAAGTGTATTTGGAAAGGACAAGGATTAGGATGCTTTTAAAGGGGTCTGTACGCCTCGTAGAGAGGAGTATAGAGGAAAGAAGTAGATAGGATATGATACGAAAGAAAACACAACGTTTTCGCTTAGGAGTTCAACTAACGCAAAAAGATTTACAGGCAATTGAAAAACTATTTAGGGTTCGATGGAATGCTACTATAAGTAATTGGAAGGAGAGAGGTTGTGAGGGGTGTTTATGGAAAGTTACTTGTCCTGATACAAACAACCATATCATTACTAAGAATGGTTTAATATTATCAGAAACAATTGAAAAGCTACTAGAAGAAATAAAAGGAATAGAAAATGAAAGAAAAAGAATTAGTATGTCCGAATAAGTATTGTTATGTACACAACGTGTCACAAACTATGGATCAAGATAGGGCTGAGATATGCCACAACTGTGGTTCCAAATTAATAACTCGGCAACCACACAATAAAAGGGAGGGTGCTTAGACGAAATCCCACTTTACTAAACTTGACTATATATCTGTATTTGGATTTTCCTTATCCTTATTGGAATAAGTAGTGTCCTTAAATTCATCCTTTAATCTATACTGAGGTGTTTGTGCATGACAGTTAGGACACAGTAGACGAAGATTTTTTAAACTGTTATCATCATTATTCCCATTAACATGATCTAATTGTAAGGGAATGTCCTCGCCAACCCAAAGTGATCTGCGACAGATATCACATTCGGGGTCTAAGTATCCTTCATTTATTAAGCGAATCTTTAATTTATCTGATTGCATTGGAACCTTATTGGAAAGGTAATCGGACATCTCTCTTGTTTTAATGAGATGTTGAATAGAGTATTTTGTAGGACGAGGGTTTACTCCCTCTTTTATTATATTCCGTTGTCGCATTCTAAGCACCTCCTGTATTATTATACTCAAACCAACCAGAAAATTTGACTCGATCTTTTCTTTTGTGGTATGATTGTTTCAGCACTCGCAGAGTGACTAATTCCAAAGGAGAAGAATTATTTGATACGACAAACAACATTAAAGAAATATGCTGATGAGGTATTTTACAGACCTCATATTCAAAAGTATTTGAAGGAAAATGTTTCACGATTCCCTTTTAAAAATGTGAAGAACTGGAGTCCAGAGATACTAGTTAGTGATACATGTGGTGTAAATACAGCAGGACAGATATGGTTGAATAGTAAATATGCAGACGAGATACCTATCCTTGAAATGTCTAAATGGATACTAGCATCTGATAAAGAAGCTAAGAGAGTTGTTCGACATGAGATTGCTCATATAGTACAGTTTCTATGTAAGTATGATGAGATAGGTACATGGCACGGACGAGGTTTTAATATAGCCTTAAAAATTGTTTCACCTAAAAACTATAAACGTGGTAAACATTCTGATAGGGGATGGCACGAAACATCCGATATATTAAAAGCTAGAAAAGTATTTCACCCTTTGACAAAGGTGAGATAGATGATGTACAATGTCAACATAAGCGAAGGAGGTACACGAATATATTTATTACAAATCCATTAGGAGCGTTCATTACATTTATAATATTAGGTAGTATTATAGCTATTATATCTGGTGAACCAATTAAATAAGAAAAGTAAAGGAGAGAATATGCAAACCATAACAAGAGATAGAGTGAAAGAAATAGTTAGTAATACTAAAGGTCAATTCTTTAATGTAGAGTTTAAGAAAAGAACTACTGGCGAGTTGAGAAATATGACGGCTCGTGTAGGAGTTTCTAAATACATTACTGGTGAAGGATTAAAGTATAATGCAAGAGAGAAAGATTTACTACCAGTATATGATATGATTGCTAAAGGCTATCGAATGATTAGCTTAGACGGTATTACTCGACTAAGGGCAAACGGAGAGACATATATTGTCATATAATGACTGTATGAATCCTTTATATATTTAGTATTAGGAGGCTGATATGAAGTTTGAAGTTAATAGTGGTTCAAATGGATACACTATAGAGTTCATCGATAACCGTACAAGTGCTTACGACCACTCGTATTGGATACAAGTAAAAGATCGTAACGGTAAACAATTACTACATGATGTTAAGATAGGTAAAGAAGACTTAAAGCGAATAGCTAGAGGTACTGATAATCCTAGATGACTACTGAAGATAGTTGGTCAACTTGGGAGGAGTGGTTAATGAACAATGCTCCTCCTAAGCCTGAACTAAAATATAACCCAAACCACAAAAGAACTAAAAGTGTAGAGAAGAAGATTACTAGTTACCTTAGACGAAACAAATCTTTCCTTCTACATACTGTTTCAGTTGAAGATAATAAGACAGTACAACAATGGTTTGTAGATGCTGGTGGTTGGGCATCACTAATAGATGCAGAGGGAGAATTATTATTAGGACATATTAAAAATCTATTACAGTTTCTAGGGGGATCACAACCATTATGGTATGATCCTGATAGACCATTAAAACGATCTTACGTGAGACGTAATGTAAACAGGGGAAGATTCGCATGAGTGTAACAGAACAGATGATGCTTTATGCTGAACAGTTTCAGCAACGGAGTGAATTTTTAGAAGCCTTAGTTAAAAATCAACATAGAGAGACTTATGACCTCCTCTTAAAAATACTTGAAATTGTTGAACGGATCGAGTATAATAATAGAGCGGAGGTTATCAATGACAACCGAGAAAGCACGACCTTTAAAGATTAGTTATTGTGTTAAATGTGACGTTTCAATCCGTGATCAAAGCAACACCAATTTGTTTATTGATCATCTAAAGTCTCTATTAGAAGTTGGATATGTTAAACAATTAACTTGGGGTAACTGTCGCAATCATAAAGCCGTAGAGAAGGGGACTGAGGTTACGGCATATTTAGTATGGGAGGAAATTATAAAACGAAGATGAAGTGGGTAACACGAGATCGTAAGACAAATAAGCGAAGAAAGAATAAGAGTTATGACAAACCTTTCCGAGAGAAGTCTACAGACTCTCTACATAAAAAACGTAGCACCGAATATAAAAAACAAAGAAGGGCGCAAGAAGAATTAGAATGGGAAAATTTATAAAGAGATTATATTGTAAATTAAAAAAGACACATAAAGCTACTGTTATAGAAGTTTGGGAGAATCGAAGATTAGATACTCTTAGATGTGCTGTATGTGATATTGTTATTACGGAGGTAAATTAATGGATGAACTAACAGATGATGAACTACTAGATTTTATGGAAGCCGAGTTCTATCATAAAATTTCTCTGACACGAAACGAAGCCTTGTATTTGGACGATAGTTGTTCTATAATGATCGAGGTTGATTCAGAGGTAAGACCCCCTCTTACTATGAGAGGTGTAGCTCCATCAGCAGGAATAGCAGTTCCATATGAATTCATAGAGAAGATTGGACATGCAGTTCTCTTTACAACTGATCCTGAGAATGAAGGTAAAGATGCTGTTGTGACTTTGAGTACATCTGATTTATTAGCAATGAGAGAGGTGGCTCAGTCATATGTTAAGATTGGAGAAGAGCCGGTGGGTTTTAATTTAAAAAGAAAAATAGCTAAGTGTTTACATGAGACTACATACAAACAGTCTTTGACAGATAAGGTAGCCGATAAACTATTACAGGGTATCTCTACCGAATTATAGAGTTGTTGACAATTAGTTTAAGACTGTGTTATAATTGACACAGAGAAGAGAAGGAGGATAGTAATGTCATTACAATGGGACTTACAAGAAGTCACAGATTATAAAGAATTATGTTTTATTCCTGATACCATAGATGAGAAAGGTATCATTCACCCTGACAGAGTTAAACTCAATCCTATTACGGATGTTTTAATTTGGGGTAGTATGTCTATAGGCGTAAGTAAAATAACAAAGAAGAACTATACAGATGTACACAGACGATATAAGATGTTAGAGGAAGCTGGTGTATGTTTCTTAACAGGTGGGAAAACTGATGATGGTAACATAGTTGCAGATCGTAACCCATCCCTAACAGAAATCTATTTACACATTGGTTTACAGACTAGTGTTTCTAAAATTACTAACACAGTATTTCTACGTAAGATCGGGGAGACTGTAGAAGACAAAGCTAGATTTAGAATAGGTCAAGAAACAAAGACTTTTAATGATGCACAGGCTAAGGAGGAAACTCATGAGCCAATCCTTACAAAATAGAGTCTTTGCTCGATCTCTTGTATATGAATCAGTAGATGAGTATTATGGAGTATGGTCAGATATAGGATGGTTAGATGTAACTCATTTCCCCCTACTAGTTTTAACACAGTCCGTAGATGAATTTCCTGACTATGAGCATGACTCAGATTTTAATGTGTCTGCTATTAATGCTTATGGGAAAAATGTATTGGTGATGTCACAAGATTTAGATTTCCTAACATGGCTTGATTTAAATCCTATTGAGCAAAAACTATATGAGACAATTGAACAGCGTGGAGTACAACTCCAGTTAGTTAATATAAAGGATTAATATGAAAGATAAATATAGAGATAGTGATGCTCCAAAACTAACAGAATTTCTAGATAAGTTAGATACGTTATTAATAAAACAAGTGGGAGATGCTTGGGACTATACCTTTGAGATGGAAGATGATTGGGTTCATATAAGTTTACATTGTATAGACCCTGACAGCAGACCTCAACCAATGAGGTTGATAGATATATATGGATAAGAGATGACTGACCTTTTAATTACTATAATACTATTTATAACTTTTGTTTCAATGATATATGTTAGTTGGATTAATTACAAAATATATGTAGTGTCTAAAGATATATTACAAGTAAGTGTTGACTTGCTTGTTGAAACAATAGAGATAAAAAGAGATACCCAACAGATAAAACAAATGAATGATGAGATGCTTGACAAACTTTAAAGATTACGTTAAACTTTGGCAAGTCGAAAAAAGAAGGCAACCGTATAAATAAGGAGGTACTAATGCCAGCAAGTATATTTGGAGATAGGTTCTTAGGTAGAAGAGAACCCGCATGGCATAGATTAGGAGAGGTCTTTAATGAACCCCTAACTATGACACAAGCAGTAGAGAGAGCAAAGATAGATTTCTCTATTGATAAACATCCTGCCTATGCTCATATAGAAAATGAGGATGGGTCTGTAGATGTTGTTCCTACAGGCAACTTTGCAGTTGTCAGAGAACCTGTAGATGATGATCCTATTCATAGGATACTATCTATTGTAGGTAAGGAGTGGACACCTATACAAACTAAAACACTAGCTAAAATGCTAGACCCAATTACCGAAAAGTATCCTGTGGAAACTATAGGAGCGTTAGGATATGGGGAACAAATATTTATGACTCTTGATGCAGGGGAGTCAAAGATAGCAGGGGAAGACCACAATCTCTATTACTTAGTAACAGATCACCGAACAGGTGTAGGGTCATTACAAATGGCATTTACTCCAGTACGAGTAGTATGTCAGAATACATTGACATCAGGTCTGTCATCTGCTAAAGTAAATGTCAGACTAACCCACACACGAAACATTGAAAAAGATGCTGAGTGGTTCATGGGATTGTTTGGTAAAATGACATCAGCTAAAGAGACTGTCATTCCTATGATGGATTCTCTAGCCACAGTTAAGATAGAGAGTAAAGATGTAGAGAGGGTATTGACAAGTGCTTATCCTGATGCGTCTAAGCCACGTAGACTAAGTATATCAAATCAGATTACTTCTGATGATGTACCTAAAGAAGTGTGGACAAACTTATTACTAGATCGTAAAGACTTGGTAGAAGAATGGGAGCGAAGGCAAGATAGAGTTAAAGCTATTAGAAGTGGAGCGAAAGATAGGTTCCATGTTTTTAATGAAGAACATTCTAACCTTGCTAACACACCTTGGGCTATATGGCAAGCTGTTGTAGAGACAGAAGACTATAGGAAAGGGCATAAAGATTCCTCTACTGCCTTATTTGGTATGAGAGCTGAGACAAAAGCAAGGGCATTTCAAACTGCTTATTCATTTGTTAAGTAGTATAATATAAAATAATAGTGGGCATCTGACTGTACCAATGCATGGGTTTGAGTACAACAGGCAGTATAAGTCCCACTTTAAATAGGAGATGATTGTGGCTTATCAAATGGATGATTTTAATGATATGGGCGAGTGGACTGAGATGCTTAAAGATTTTTTTCCTAACCATTACAGTTTAGCCTGTCGTGCTTTCCGTAACCAATTACCTAGTGGATTACCTGACTGGTTAGTTGAATCTACAGTAGCATCCTTTTTTAATATGTTTGCAACGGAAGAAGCTCTTAAAATATTTAAGGATGTAAAGAAAGTTGCTGAGAACGACCCTTTTAATATGGGGACGGTTGAAGAGATAAACTTTAGAACAGGTGAAAGTAAAGCATGGCATTCAGGTTATCCTAACTATCGCAAATTTCTTAACTAACCTTGACAGCTCGTTAATGACTGTCATATAATTTCAACGGAGGATGAATGAAAACAATCGAGACTGAAATTTTAGAAGTTATAGAAGAACTAACAGAGATCGAGGGACACATAAAACATTTAGAATTTAGGATGGGTAGATTGAGATTAGTGATAGAATCAATTATGAATATAAAAAAAGAAGTATTAGATGAAGAAGGAGATGAACATGGTACAAGCAACACCTGAATTAGTAGCCGAATGGATTACTAGTGAAAGTGAATACCTAGAAATAATCACAGATTTAATTAATGGTGAATATACACAGGAAGCACTAAGACAAGACTTTGAAGAATCTATAGAAGACCATGCCCTCTCTTGGTTACAAGAAACCGAAAGGGAAGAAGACATGGATACCATGTTAGATTTATTAAAGGAGTAGGTATGGGAAAGTATTATAGAATCAGAGCCACTAGTATGGCAACTTACTATAGTTATGTAGATAGTGATAATCATCCACACATCTTTGATGAAGATGGTAATCCTGATGGGTATAAGATAGATGCTCCGACATTTGACTTTTATGATCAAACGTGGGATTATGGAGTACAGCCTGTTGACGAAGATTGGGAGTTTACAGACTATGATGAAATTAGCAGGGATGAATATGTCAACGCTATTACTAAAGAAGAGAAGAGTGGTTGATAAAGGAGAAGTAAATGGTTATTAGTGTAGTATGTGATATGTGTAATGAAGAACTAGGAGTGGGTGAGTGCTATGGTTTAACAACTGTAGAGATTGAAGAGAGTTGGATAGATTGTCCTGTTGATGAGATAGGTACATTCATCCATCAAAAATGTTATAGAGTAGCAGTAGAAATATATAGTCAAGACATAGTAGATGGGTTCATTGATTTAGATGATCCATTTGAATTAAAGGAGAAGAGTAATGCCTAATTGGTGTAGTAATGAAGTTTCTGTATATGGTGACGAAGATAAGTTAAAAGAGTTTAAAGAGTATTGTTATGGTGAATGGTATCATGGCAAGTGTGGAGATCAATCTATATGGACAGTTAATAAAGATGCTACGGAAGCCCCTTGGGGAGAATATAAAGATAACCCTGACTATTGTGGGGAAGAGGAATTCTTAGACACTTGTGATAAACAACGACAACATTTTAGTTTCCGTTCTATATTACCTATGCCTAAAGAGTTAGAACATACAAGTTCTCCTGCTAGAATATATGAATCACAAGAAGAAATAGATGAATACATTAAAAGCAGAGAAGATGAAACTGATAGTCCATTTGCAAAACAAATGATGGCACAAGCCATGACTAGAGAATATTCAGACTATCTTATAAAAACATATGGTTTTAATAACTGGTATGATTGGGCATATGAAAATTGGGGAACTAAATGGGATGTTAGTGAGACTTGGTTGGAAGATGAATATGATTCTTTAAGATATGATTTTGATACTGCATGGTGTCCACCTGAACCTATCTGTGAGTTCCTACGAGACAAGTTCCCTGATGTATCAATCAGTTGGTTCTATAGAGAAGAGGGTGTGGAGATGGCAGGGTATCTATAATGACGACAGGAAATTAATTGACAGCGATATTAAGGGTGTGCTAAGATTCACTTGAGTCGAGCAAAACCCACATTCATATAGGAGAATATATATGAGAAATGGTACAGCCATGTTTAGCAATAAGTTTGGTAAGTGTATAGTCTGTTCATGGAAAACAGTAACCACAATAAAACTACATAATGAAATGGTTTATTGTTGTGCAGACAGAACTTGCAAAGACCAGTTTACGGATGCTATACTTTCAGCAATTGATTCGGAGAACAAATATTCAACAGTACAAGGAGAGAACTAGAATGATTATCCAAGACATTAGAGAAGTAATTATAACTTATCCACAGATAACTTCTGCTGAGATATACAGCTTTATAGAAGATCATGATGTAGCTATGGTCAACAAGATCAATACTATTAAACATGTTAGAGCAGAGTTTGGGATTGGTTTAAAAGAAGCTAAAGACCTAGTAGAAACTGTATGGGAAACTAGCAAGGCTATCCGAAAACTAGCAAGCATAGAGTTTAAGACTCTAGGTACTGAACCAGTAGAGAGTCCTGTTACTAAAGCTACAGAGGAGAGGTATGATGAATGCTACAGTACTCAGCTACCTTTAGAAAAAGTAGCTATGACAGATTACAATGCAGATACTTATAGTGATGCACAAGTAGAAGAAGGAGACGATTTACCTTGGTAGTAACTAATGCTTATACATACTTACCTGATGTTTATGATTTAAAAGAACACGATACAGGATGGTTGCCTGAGTCTATTGATATGCTTGCCCTAGTAGGGGAGTATGATAGATGGCAAGATGAGGGTAGGGAAAGTGATTGGTGGGGCAGTCTACATAATGATAGTCACCCTGATGATTGTAGTAATTGCATAGATGTTAATATCTACACAGAGGATTCTACATTAGAGGAAGAGTCTCAGGGTGGAGATATTGTGACAGTCACACTCTATCCTATAGAACGAGACATAGATGATGTGAATGGTACAGGTGTAGACCAATGGATAGTAGATACAAGTCAATGGTTTGACATTACAGACTATCTTAAAAGTACGATATGTATAGAATGTAGTGAATACAAACCTGATGATGATAGAGTATTTGGTGGTATGAAATGTGGAGAATGTGCCTACGCTTGACAAGCATGAAAGGCACATGCTAAGATTTACCGAGATCGAAAAAGAGAAGTTCAATAAGGAGAATCAAATGGACTATAATGGTTTCGCAGAAGAGTTGAGAGAAGTTCTACAGAATGCAGAGGAGCAAGTTAAAGAACTTGGATATAGGAGAGATGACATAGAGGATGTTATTTCTAACATAGAAGATGCTAATTCATCTTTGGAGAATGCATTAGACTATATAGATAATGCAGTAGAGTCTGCTAATAGATTGGCTGAAGAATATATTCCTCAAGCACAAGACATTTTAGGCTATTAAAATTCATACATGGGCAAGGCAGTAAGGCAACTTTACTGAATAGGAAAGGACGGCAGTTGTGAGGTAGGAGTGCCAGAGAGCCATGCCACCGTTCCTTGCCCATATAATACAAAGGAGTATTCCAGATGTCACAAATTACAGATAGTACAAAAGAACTAAACAAAGCTAGAACATTCGCAGAGAATTTGAGGGGAAACTATATTATAGGACAGGCTTTATATTATGCAATTAAAGAACTTGAGAAAGTTCCAGTTCCATATAGAGAAGTCAGTAATATTTCAGACATGAAATATCTTAGAGATAACCTATACAATTTTCCTGATGATTATTACAATGTATCTGATGAGGTGAAAAAAGCATGGTCAAAGTAAAAGCCGATAAAATGTATCAATGTATGAATAAGTTTTGTGCTGACTACAAAAAACCTATTAAAGGTGACAAGCCTAGTCAATACTCAGGGAACTTATTGGATTGCGAGAACTGTAACTTTGAATTAAAGATCGTTAAATAGATTAGCTATGAAGGGGTCTACAAGCCCCATACAGAAGAGTATATAGGAAAGCTAAGTGTGGACATTATATTTAATATAAGGGGGCTATATGGAGCAGGGAAAATCTAGTGTACTTCCAGCCGTCATTCTATTTTTTGTAGTTATATTTATATGGGCAATTTGTAGCTAACTTGACAACTGTCTGAAAACTTTGCTATACTCTGAGCAAATCGAGCAAAACAAGCAAAACAAGGAGAACGTATATGCACGTTGAGATAATTCCAATACAATATAAAGTTTATATTCCAACAGCTTTAATGGATAGCCTAAAAGACTATGAGTATTATGAGCAACTCATGCAAAATGGTGGGACTATCTATACAGGTACAGGAGTATGGAGAGGGGAAGAAGAGTCTGTTAGTGTACATGAAATATTTAGTACAACAGACTATTCTAAAATTATTAGCAACCTTGCTCAATACATGTTAGACTTAGGACAGGAAGCCGTACTAACAACTACAGAGGGACTACCTCGTTTATTTACAGAAGGAGATTCTAATGGCTAGAGATTGGCTATCAAGAGATAGAAGACTTAGGAAACGAAAGACATTTAAATCTGATAATAGAAAATCAGTTCGTAACATTTCACGTATCCTAGAAAAGAAAGCTAAAGATATAAAAGAAAAAGAGTTACGAAAAAGCAAAGAACTTGACACAAGTTTTGAGACTGTGTTAAGATTTTCTCAGGTCGAAACGAAAGCAAGTCTATTCAAACATGGGAGATAGATAATGGTTACAAACTTTCCAACATATATAGAAAAGTTAAATTACGATATGTTAGAGTGTGGATGTTGTCAGGGAGCATTCCAAAGATTCTTTGAGTATGGGATTGCTACAGGTGGATTCTTACAGAAAGTATTAGAGAATGATTTAATGACTGCTGTAGGCAAAGCTGATGGGAATCATATACTTAGGCTTAGAAATATATGTACATTTATTTATAATGAATTACCAGTTGTTTGCTATGGGAGTCCTGAGAAGTTTGATGCTTGGTGTATACAAGGGGGAGCAAGTCAGGACGGCAGATATTCTAACATACAAGGGGAGTTATAAAATGATGACTAATGAAGAGTACGAACAGGAAGGGGCTGACTATATGCAGATGTTAGATTGTCTTGATGGCTACCATGCTGATCCAGTTAGTGGATGTTGTGGGGACAATGAGCATGAACATGTAGATGGTATGTGTAGTGCATGTAATGAATTTACAGGTTGGGAATGTCCAGTCTGTGAAACAGATATAACAGATTTAGTATATTAAACGTAGGGTACTGGTAGATACTTATGGTATGCTAGTGTAGACGCTAGGTTGTGCTTGAAAGACATTTAGACCACGGTCACTAGAACAGCTAGTTCTCCACTTAGGCTTCTAATTGCTGTGGGAGACGCAAGGCAGTCTTTGAGCTATAAGAAGAGAGGTTCGATTCCTCTCTGCCCTCCCAAAAACTTGACAAGGTTTTTAAGCCTGTGTTAAGATTTGGGCAGATCGAAAAACAAGTCAGCGGAGAAAACAATGACAACACTTAAATTTCCATTTACTTCAGCAACAGCAGAAGAACATATGAAAGCATTAAAGGATTATTACCCTGATGCTAGATCAGCAGATGCAATTCCATTTGATTCTCCTGATGGTAACTACTGTGTAGGTGGGGGACTCTGTAGATATCTTCTAGGGGAGATTACTAATTGGGAAGTTGATGATGCTCTCCATGAGGTTCAAGATATTATATTAAAGTCTGTTCCTGAAGAAGATGATGCTACTTACCATGATATCCGATTTCCTGATCAGGAAGTTATAGGGGAAGCCCTTAACTATATAGCATATAAGAATGGCTTTGGAGATAGAATCTATAATAGGATAAAGGTTGAGTCAGAAACCTATGCAAATGGAGAGGGATATATAGAAGGTCGAGTACAGGGATTCTTTAATTGGTTAGGTAGTGGAGTTGTCCACTATAATGATCTAGGGCAGATTGGATTTGCATGGGATTGGATAAAGATAGTTTTTAATAAAGAACTTTTAGATATGCATTTAGAACAATATGTAGCTGAACTGAATGGTTCACCATCTCATATATTTAGAACTGAAGATTGGTAAACTGCAAAAAGTTTGACAGGCAAATTTAACCTGTGCTATGATTGACTCAAATCGAAAACAAGTGAGGAGCAGAGATATGAATGCTTTAAGAAAAGCTATGAGCCAAGCGAAAGTAGAAGAGCCTATTAAAGAAGTAGACGAGCCTATAGCCATTAACTACGATATAGACGAGAAGGTCTTGGCTAAAATCACTAAGTCTGTAGAAGGACTTACTCTACCTGAGTTAGCAGAAGATTGTACCCATCACTTTGTGATCCCTACTAGGGGAGTCACTTCAATAGGGATGTGTAGAGTTTGTGGGGGCGGTAGACTATTTAATAATATTCCTAGTCAGGAAGGAGCATAAGATGACTTTATCTTTTAAAGAAAAAGAATATGAGGAGACTGGATTAGCTAGGGATGAACCTATACTAAAACAGAATCCAAACCCTAGGACTATGATAGTAGAACCTAACTGGCAACAGATGTTTAGGTTTGCTATAGAACTTACTAAGACAGGAGTGGGTGAAGGTCAAGGGCAAGCTGTTATTATAGAAATGTTAGAGTATGGTAAAAGACTAGATGCAGAATTTACTAAGTTTGAGAAAGAACTTGACAACTAAGTTTCCCTCATGCTAAGATTTGGGGGAGTCAGAAAACAAGCCTAGAGGTTAGGATATGAAAATAATAGAATTGAACGAAACGCAAAAATATGAATTGCTACTGTCTATACTAGAAGGTAAGCCTATGGATTTTAATAGTCCAGTCGGACATTTGGTTATAGACTATATGCCTGAGTGGAGTGACTTTGCTAAACAGGTTGAATCCAATCTATCTACACAAGCAGAAATGGGGGGGAGTTGGAGATGCTATGATTGCAAAACCCTCAAAGATAATATAACAGGGATAGATAAACTTACTCATAGAGTAGTAGATCATGATGATCCTAATGAAGAGGACTTCACCTGTAACTGTTCCTACTGTCAGATAGTAACAGGAAGAAACTGTGAGTGTGGGCGGTGCGCTTTAAACACAGGTATCTCATATACATACAAAGACTATGTAACAGGAAACACTAAGGAAGTAACCAATGAGGAATTCCTTACTAAAGCTGAATACAGGATATAGAATATAATAGAATTACAGTAAAACTATAGGGATATAGTCAGGAATACTAATCAAAGTGGGAAACAAAATAACCTCTCCTATATATCCCTAATCCCTTCCTAAATAAGGGATACAACATGTAGTAGATGCTAAACATATATACCTATATATAGTGAATAGATATATTAATATACTGAAGGTCTGCAAATATGTTGACAGGCTTTTACGGTTATGCTACAATTCAGGAAACGGTTAGACAAGTGAACACAGGAGTTCAGGAATGCCTAAATATATAGACCCAAAGCTAGATGGTTTACAGGAACTGCTACCTCATCCTAAAAGAAATGGTAAGGATGGGTATCTAGTAGCTAGAGGGAAACAAAGGATAGCTAGTAAGGGTGGAAGAAGTGGTAGGGCTAAGGTAGTTACTAGTAGTGTATTGGATAGGTTTATTAGGAAAGCCAAGCCTACTACCGCTCCCAAGACTAGAAGTCAGATATTAATGAGTGAAATAGCTGACTACTATAAAAAAGCGTGGTAGTCACAAACTGCAAAAAACTTGACCTGAGTTTTATGACTATGCTAAGATATTCTCAGGTCGAGAAAATAGCCAACAGCGGGAGAAACGCAATGACTACTAAACAGCGAAGATACTACAAGTCAGATAATATAGTGAAAGGGACTGCCGACAATATCGAGATGTCCTATCTACTAGCTAGTGAATCTAGTATAGAAGAAGGTAAAGACTGGTATCCTAATGCTAGGATGATTGCTGAACAGATCGGTTCTGGTAATACTAGTATGGGTGCTGGACTACTAGCAGTAATGAGTCCACAAATGGACTGGGATTCTAATATTATAGAAGCGTGGAGAATAGTATTAGAGGGATATTCACCACGACAAACTAAAACAAATAATAATAAAGCCTTAAAAATAAAGAATGGTGCTGAACCTACTAGTATATTGGGCGGACAAAAAGTAACAGCTTTTTTCCATGCCATAGAAAATCCACTAGGTGATACTCTAGCAGTAGTAGATAGGCACATAATAGCAATCTACTATGGCAAGATTCCTACTAAGGAAGAATTAAATAAGGTATTTGGTAGTAAGAGGATTATGAGACGCATCCAAAATGCTGTAAAAGTAGTAGCTAAAAGACTGGGAATTCCAGTCCATGTACTACAAGCTATAATATGGGTACAGCATAGAAAGAATATAGGAATGGCAAAAGAGGAAATCTTCTAGGAATAATATAAAAGCCTTGCTACTAGGAACAATCCCTAGTAGTGAGGTTATTTTTTTGTTTAATTTCCGACATGATAACTTTACAGGGAGTCCTTATCATGTCACCTTTTCCTATGAAGGAAGGCAGCCTATACTCTTATCATGTAGAACTTTTAGGGGAGGAAGGAAAGTAGCTGGATGGAAACTGGAAGGAAATAGGGTTGATAGAGATTATCAACTCTAATCAGGGGGCGGAGGAAAGGATTACTGGAACCCCTTGGAAACGATCCCTCCCTTGGAAGCATTGGAAAGGGAGAAGATAAATTAGACTTAATAATAGTTTTGATAAAAACTAGAGGGGATAAAACCCCCCTAGGGTTGAAGGTTACCTAGGGGGTAAGAGAAGCTATTTCTTAGCTTTTCGCTCTTTTCCTTGGTAGGCGGTCATTGAAACCACCAACCGATCCTTTTTTGAATCATGCAATTCATGATCCTTTTCGTTGTAGTTTTGACAGGTAAAGTACCTAGTCAATCCTGATTGGGTAGTTGCGCCTTCCTCAATGGCTACCCTTGCAATGAACCACCGTTTCCCCGATTTCTCGTCAGTCTCAATTCCGAATCCCTCTGTAAACTCTACTTTCTTACCGGAAGCTGCCATGTTGAACTCCTTTGTCCGTTGGCTTGTTTGTTTCCTTCAACTATTTAATTATGCCATAGATCACCCTTATGGTCAACTTTTTTGCAGTTTTGCCGGGGGTTGATAATTCTATCATGTCGAACTATGGGAAGCATGGGAACTGGAAGGGAACTGGAAACGGCTGGAAAGGCGGAATTATCAGGTCTAATCGTTGTTAGACTCGATAAATCTATTGGGGTGAAAACCCCCCTTGGGCATAAGGGGGGCGGAGATTGTTATCGCATTGGTTTATATTTCCTTCCTAAGTCATATTTAAGAGTAGGAGGGTTATGGGTATAACCTAAATCTAAAATCGTGTAATGCACTTGATGCAGTATTCTAGTTCTATCTCCTGCAAAACCAAGCTTCTTTGCTGTCGATAGAGCAGAACCTCTGGAGGACATTTTCATTCCTGTCTTTCCTTCCAGTACTAAGGCTCTGAATAGAGTCGTTAGTTGTACTGCCTTCCTATGTGCATCGTCTTTGAAATCAATTACTTCTGCCATTGGAATCTCCTTTTCCACTTATGGAAGGATGCCCCCTTCCGATTTATGTATACAGTATACATCAGATCAGGGGAGGAGTCTATTTTTTTGCAGTTTTATCAACTCTTATCATGTGGAACTTTAGAAGATGGAAAGAGGTGGAATGATGGAATGGAACCATTGGAAAGGAATGGAATTATCTAGTCGCAAAATGCGACCTGATAAAAGGGGGCGGGTGTCTCAAGACCACCCCCTAGGATCGGGTTATTGCTCTTCTACGTACATCGCATTATCTAATTCTGCATTAAAAGCTTCAATGTTAGTTAAGCCAACCTTTACTGCATCTGTTTCAATCCGATGCATGTGATTTGGTGTACGTTTGACTGCATCCATTACAGCAAGTCTAAAGTCTAATGCTGCTTCAGCTACTTCTTTTGCTTGTTTTAATCCCATACTCCATTGGGATCGTATTAGTTTAATAAAATTGATTTTATAGTTTGGCCCATCTTCCTCATCCATCAAGGCAATTAATTTACCTAATGTAGGCGTTGATGATACATCACCAGTACCTCGGCATGTGTAACAGATCACTTTAAAATCTATTACTGATGGTTTAATTCCCGTAGGTTTCATAATGTCCTCCTGAGACACTTGTTTATTTGAGACACTTAGATTATAGCAGACTACCTATGTGTATACAAGTTTTTTGCTAGAGTTAATATTTCTATCATGTCCCGTTATGGGGAGGAAGCGGAATGATGGAACGGTTGGAAAGGGATGGAATGATTGGAATTACCAAGTCGCATTATGCGACCTGATAAACCAAGCCCCCCCATTGCTGCCTC